TTAACCCCATATCTGTATCGAACTCTCGAAGCTTTACAAAAGGAGATGAGTTATGCAGGACGCTACCGTCCAATCGATCCCACAGACGAGCCAAGCACCTACAGCAGTAGCTCCCAGCAGCTACGTGGTGGCAGCACCGGCTCCGACAGCGGTTCCAACACCGGTTTATCAGCAGGCGGTTCAAGCGCCAACGTACCAACCGGCTATCAGCTACCCCCAAGCGACACCTCAGGCGAGCCCCAATTACCAATCCGCCCCTACGCAGTACGCCCCCCAATTCCAATCGGAAGCGCCGAACAGCAATCCTTGGGAATCGGCGTTCAACAAGGTGGTGAATCTCCTGAGCGCACCAGTCCAATCCCCATTCCAGGGTCAACCGTCAGCGCCGACCAGCTACAGCCCGGCGAACTACGGAATGCCCAGCAGCCCAGCTACGCAACCATCGGAGACGCAGACTTGGTCTCCCAGCCCGGCCTACTCGCCCAGCTCTTCCCCAACTTCCTCGAATCCATCCTTAACGGACCTCGCGGATTACGTCGGCCTGAGCCAGGAAAGCCGCCAGGTGGTGGACGCGTTCGGAATCGAAGCACCCGCAATCCTAAATAACTATGCCGTCCAACTGGAAGGCATGCTGGATAGCGCCGTTCAGTGGGGCGCTGAAGCCCAGGGTTTAATTCAGCGTTACGCTCAGTTTGCTGTTAATGAGCATCAAGAGAATCTGGCTTATAACGAGATTCTTACTAATCCTGACGTACTCAGTGATTACACGCTGAAGTTCTTTGGTCCTGAAGGTCCATATCCTGTTTACGAAAGTGAGCGGCAACTGGAAACCCCTGGCTATCGCACAGCCCCGACTCAAACCAACATGAGCGAGTTTCCTGCTCCTCCTGCTGCCGAAGGTCAACAACAACCAGAAAACTTCTGGGGGACCTTTAGTGAAATGATGGCTCGCGATCCTCAAAACGCCTGGCGTGTTTTGAATAACGCTCAGCCAGCCACTGTGGCAAGTAAATTATTTGTCATGGAATGATAAGTAATTTGTATAAATTACCAACTGCTAAAATTTGTGTTAGATAAGACATTTTGTCTGAATCTTTCACCCGATAAAAAACACATTTCCTGCGAAATTGGAGGATAAAAGAAAGTGTTTCTTGATAACGATTTCCCAAAGATCTTAGGTGCGGAACTTTACCGTCCCCACCCTGGTTATATTGCTGAAATGGCCGTGGAGCCTGTGGTTGTCCACGACTTCACCCGTCAGCCTGGTCAAACTGTTCAGCTTGATCGCTACAAGTTCTGGGGTAGCCCTGGTACTAAGGACAGCCGCGAGCGTGTGGCTGACCAGACCATCGGTACCGCCAACAGCCGCAACATCACCAAAGAGAAGGTGCTTGTTGTTCTGAAGGAGTACACCGGTCCTGCTGACCCGGGCGATCCGACCCAGCCCAGCACTTTCAAGATTGCTCGTGAAACTCTGATTACCGCCCAGCGTCTCTTGCTGGATACCGGTAACTTGAATATGTTCCACCAGTCGATCGGTAGCCTGACGCTGCTTGACGACTATCGCCGTTGGCGTGACCGCGTCTTCATTGACGAACTTGCCAAAGCCGAAGCTAATGGTGCTGCCTCGACCACTCAAGGCGGTTATTATTTCCCTGGTGCCAAAACCAAAGACTCGTCCGGGCGTATTAAGTACGACAGCACTGAGTATGGCAATGAAGTTCAGCAGTTCCAGGTTCGTACCGACCTGCTGACCATTGTGAAGGACCTGCGTAAGCGCAACGTGCCGACCTATGCTGATGGTCTGTATCGCTGCATTTGCGATCCTACCTTCATGATGCACCTGCGTCGTGATCCTGACTTCCGTGAAATTGCCCGCTACGCTGGCAATCCTGGTCAGGGCATGTATATGGGCAACCCTGCGATGCCTAACAACGCATCGTTCTACATGGGTCCCCAAGCTGGCCAAGGTTATTTCCTTGCCGGTGAGCCCGTCATGCCGACCGGTGTTCAGTTTGAAGGCGTGAAGTTCTTCGAGTCGACCAACTTCCCGACTAAGAACATTACCGCTTCTTTTGACAACGGTTCCAGCTACTCCGCCAAGGAAGTTGCTCAGGGTTACTTCTTCGGCCCTCAGGCTATCGGCGTTGGTATTGGTGGCCCCAATGCTCAAGTGCTGATTAATAATAACGATGATTTCAGCCGTTTCATCATTCTGATTTGGCAACTGTACGCCGGTTTTGAAATCCTGAACAAGGATTTTGTTACCACTGCTTATAGCTTTATTCAGGACGACGGTACTGTCTGATAATCAAACCAATACATAAACAAGGGAAAAATAAATGACTTATTTGTCCGCTAAGAAAATCTACCCAGGTAACTGGGCTGAGCCCCTCAACGGCTGGTACAAGAACATTGATACCAACGATGACGGCGTAACTAACGCGACCAAGGGTGGCCCCACTTCGGTGCTGGCCATCCCTGGCTATCGCTATTTCCAGCAGCGTGGTTATGTCCCCGTGACAGCAACCTCCGGTGCTGGTGCCGTTGCCACTGGTAATGTTATTGTTCCTTCGCCGTATCGCAACGACGACACCCGTACCGACATCACCGGCATGGTGATCTCTGGTAACTCGACCCTGCCCGCTTACGTTTATCGCGCTACCATCTCGGTTGCTGCTGGCTGGGGCGATGGCCGTGTTGCTTCTGGCGTGTACGCTGCCACTGGCAACGTGATCTCCTTCTGTCGTGACAGCAGCGGCCCTGTTGCTTCCACTGGCGTGGGCGAAGCTGTGTCGCAGGCCAACCTGGCCAGCACAGTTTCTGGTACTCAGGAAAACGAAATCTATTTTGCTGGTGGCACCGCTGCTTACAGCACCGTCCCCGTCCTGACCGCTACTGGCGCCGCTGGCGTTATTGCTTCTGGTATTTACCGCACCACCTCTAGTGCTGAAACCTTTAAGGTGTTTGCTCGCGCTACCACCACTGGTACAGCCACTTCTGGCGGTTGGTATATCTCCAGTGGCGATGCCTCTGCTAACCGCACCGGCTATTTCGTGGTTGAGGTTTGTTACCTCCAGGCTGATGAAGCCCCTGGCTACGAAGATATTGACGGCTACCTGACCGGTCGCACAGTCAGCTGATTAAGGTAAACTAGGACCAGGAGTTACTTCTGGTCCTTATGCTTTATCAACACAAAAAAACAGGTGCTCGTGTAAAAATTGTTAGTGAGTGGGATCACGGCGAATGGTTCATGGTCGAAGACCAAGACGGTCGTCTTTATACCGCTTACAAACAAGAGCTTGAGCCTGATGAAGCAGCAACAAAAAAAGTTGTTGCTTTACAAGTAAAAGATAAAGCCTCTAGAGAAGAGCCCCGAGCTTTTCCACCCGATAATCGGTTGAATATCAATTCTGCAACTCCGCAAATGATTGCAGACCATATTAAAGGTATTGGTCTTAAAACTGCTCGAGAGATTAAAGATCTTCAGATGTCCTTATCGGGTGAACGATTTAACAACCTTGAGCAGTTGAAGCAAATCAAACGAGTTGATTGGGACGCCGTAATTTCAGCCGATCTAGTCCGCGTTTAACTCCTCCTCTTGTTAACAGCCCCTGGGAGACCAGGGGTTTTTTAGTTTTAAAATATAAATATGGCAAAGATTACATACCTGGGACAGCTTGGTTCTACTGGTGTATCCAGGGGTTCACATTTACATGCGTATGTTAAAAATCTTGCTACCGGCGAATACGAAGACCCAGGTATTCATCGGAGTAAATTTTTAAACGTTCGTGTTGGACAAAATCGCGTACCTAAATATATTCCAAATAATACCGCTGGTTTGATGTTAAACCCAGCGGCAGGTTTGACAATGACATCCCCTTGGGGACCGCGTAACACTGGTATTCCGGGAGCAAGTACTGATCACAAGGGCCGTGATTACGCAGGCGCAGAAGGGACTCCAATTTTTGTAGAAGGCGACGTTAAATTCACTCCACGTTCAAATGTAGGTGGTTACGGAAATTTGGCTACCTGGACCACACCAGATCAGAAGTATGAACTAGGATACGGACACATGAAAACGTTGGGAGAAGCCAGTGATTTAATGGGGTCTTCATCCGCCCCTGCGCTTGGCATTCCTTATGGTGAATCACAAGAAAGAACAAAAGATATCCTGGAAGCTTTTATGTATGGAACACAATATGATTTAAACGCTAAAGAACAAAAATCTACCGGTTCTGATTTATTGGGTGATTTAAAAGGACAGCTTGTCGCTTCTTTATTACAAGGAAAAACAGGTAAATCTTCGTCTAATTTTTTAAGTAAGTATCTTGATAATTCTCAGCTGCAAGAGCAGTACCAACAGGCTATTTTTGGTTAAGTCTTTTAAGTTTATAATTAAAAATAATGTCTTAGGTTAGTGCAATTATCTGACTTCGACAAAAGCAGGGTCAGGTATCACCTGGGCTATTTCACTGTTTCAGTGCCAGCGGGTGACTATGCCCGTTTGGAAGAAGCAATGAATACAGTTCCTGATTCGTTTTTTTATGACAAAATTACGATTCAGATCGGTCGTTGTGATACGGCTGAAAAGAAAACAGAAGTTGCCAGCAGTCCCTCAACAAGGATTGAAAGCATCATTGGTGACGTGGATCGTACCATTCGTTCCAGCAACGCCAAAGAGGCGTTGAAAGTTTGGGACGAAATTTATTTGTACGAAACAAATCGTTTGGCGCATATTTTATATGTTCCAAACTATAAAGACCCTCTTCAAGCTCGTTACCGCTATGAGCGTTCTGGTGCTGAATTTATTCAGGCACTGCCAGGTCCAGCCGATACCTCAATCGGTTCACGCATTTACTTAATGGAGAATTGGCGCTGATGGCACCCTTTAATTTCGGACAAGTTGGTAGCTTACTGTCTAAATTACCTAACGCAGCAAAGTGGGCTCTTGGTGGAACAGGAGGGACTGTATTATCTCTTTTGCAGTTAGAAGGGGATGCGCCTCAGCGCACAATGACAAGTCGCAATCCGTATACAGACACTAGACGCGGCCTGGCAAATCTTCCGCCAACCTATCGAGGGGATGAGTTACAAATGGCTGCAGCAGCTCGTGCCGCAGGCGGAGCAAGTGCAGGTGGTGGCATTGGCGGTGGCAATATGGCGAGCTACATTCCTGCAAGTCAACCATCTACATTTGGCGCTGTTTCTCCTCAGCTTGAGCGGGCATATCAAGACGAAAAGCGTCGCGCAACTCAACTTTCAGAACAAGATCCGCTATTCAAAAAATATCAAGTTGCCGATTTAACAAAGGCTTATAACGCTGCTAAAACACCAGAAGAAAAAGAAAGGCTTGGTCTTCAGATTTGGGCAACAACCAATCCTCAGCTTGCTCAAAAACTTAAGCCTGGCCAGCTTGGTTACAGCGAAGCTAACACTGCATTCCAGGCGATTAGTCCTCTTGGCCAGTTCAAACAAGCTACGGGCGACATGGAATATGCAAATAAGATTCCTGAAATGCAGGCAAATATGGCTGCGTTTAATTTAGAGACGCCATTAACTGGTGTTCAGCTTCCTCCTACTAATCAAATTGGTGTGGCAGAACAATTTGCAAGTGCAAAGCCGTTACCAGGGACAATGGAAGTGTTTACGAATCCACTTCAGTTTTTTGCACCAGATAAATCAAGCCAGACTCAGCAAGCCTTAATTAAACGTGCCTTCGAAGAAAGGTTAAAATAACCCTTTGTTAAACTGATTTTATTGGCTGTGTTTATCGCGTAAGTCCAACCTACTGGATAACTGATCTTTTGATCTACGGAGGCCAGTGTTGTTGCTTTAGTTTCATGATTCTTTGCCCTAATTTTGTTCGTCGTCTTGTTGCCAAATTAAGCGTAATCCTTGCTCTTCAAGCAGTATTCGCCCCTTGTCTTAAAGCCGAGTCAAATTGGGTAGGAGAATAAAAACGGTAAAATAATAAACATGACAGATAAAACCGCTCGTTATCGAAAATTACTTCAACAGCCTCAAGTTAGGGCGTTGTTGAATACGATTAGCTATGCGGAAGGAACTCCGGGCGAATCTGGCTATCGTACCAAATTTGGAGGCGGTAAGTTTTCGGATTTGAGCCGACATCCTAATGAAGTTGTTAAGTCTGGTAGATACAGTAGCGACGCCGCAGGAAAGTATCAATTTCTGTCTGGTACTTGGCAAGGTGTGGCCAACGAACTGGGCTTAAAACGTTTTGGTCCTGAAGAGCAAGATATCGCTGCGCTTCGGTTGATTGAACGAAGGGGTGCCTTGAATCCCTTTTTAAAAGGTGCCAAGTTTGGCACGGTGATGGATAAACTTGCTCCCGAATGGGCTTCTTTGCCTACGGCTGCAGGACAAAGTTATTACGGCCAGCCAGTCAAAAGCCTGGGTGATCTTTACAAGGTTTATGAAGAACAAAAGAAATTAGCGGTTCCGACTCAAGTTGTTGCAGCGGCTCCAGGCCCTAAAAGCTCTGTGCCTCAGTTGCTTACGGGTTTATTAGGATTGAACTTAGTTAATGACCAACCAACGCCAGCAGAAAATTTTGCGGGTGAATACAAAAAAGAAATCATTAAGAATCTGTTTCCCAATGGTTTGTTTGGTGTTTTAGGAATTATTTGACATGAATTCTTTTGCAGACATTTTTGATGGATACCTACCTGGTGAGGCTAATCTCGCCCGGTATGGTAAACGTAATGTGAACTTGTCTGCAAAAGTTAATTCTTATCGTCGTCAGTTGCAACAGTTCAACATGCTTCCCCAAGAAGATTTAAGACTTCTTCCTTCGGAACGTTTTCAAGACTTCATGGCTTTACAGGCTAACCCAGAAGCGTTAGCGCAATCACGTATGCGTTTACCACAGCTTCCCTTTGGGTCCATGCAGCAATTCCTTTAATTGATGAATTAAATCATCGGTTATAATAAACAAAAAGCTGGTATAGAGCGTGGCTTCTACTTCAACTAATAAACAACCTCTTTTGGTTGATAGGCCGTTATTTGACACGGTAAGAGTGACCACGCAGGTTGTAGGCAGCGCTAGTGCAAACACAATTTTTGTACAAGGCGGGCAAACGCCATCCATTCTTGTTGACATGGATGCTGCGTTGACGGAAGACAATAATAATGGTGGTGTCGTTGATTCAATTAAAATTGTTCGAAACGATTTTTATCGTAATGCTGATTACTCGGTAAGCGCATCTACTTCTGGCACCGTTATTTCTTTGGTTAGCGGTCAGATTGTGAATGTCACGGCTACTGGCATCCTTACTGGTAGTGGCGCGGCAAGTGGCGTTGGTTATTACACATACACAGGCGTTACTACTCTTACCGGAGTTAATACAGCAATTCATTATTCTGGTGGTTTAGCCAATGGTTTTAGTTTCACTAACGTCAGCTACGGTCAACTTCCAGCGGTATCTTTTGTTTTTTACCATACTCGTGGCACAACAATTCCCATCCCTGGCAATGGCGATTATCGGATTTTGTTTGTAAAAACAATTCCGGCTAATACACAAGAGGTTGACTGTTCTGACGTGCTGCCGGTTCTTGCGGCACCTGTGGCCAATGCTGGCAATACTACTGGTCTAGGTAACACGGCTCCCTTACGCAATAAAGGTATTTATCTTGAGCGGGGAGACCGTATTTACGTTGGTGTGTTTCCAGATGGACCTAATATTTCTGGTTATACCCCAGGGGCCCATGTGATAGCGCAGGGCGGCTTCTTCTGATATGGCGAAAAGAGGCGGAGATGTCTTTGGTTCTTTTCAAAAAGACACAGCCTACCAGCCAATTAAAGTAAAACCAATAGGTACTGAATTTTCACGCGGAAGCGTTCCGGGATCTCTTTACAGCGTTAACAGGGAGGCCGCCTGGACAAGGTGGCGCCGTGGGTACGAGATTGCTACATCAACAAGTTACGATAACGATTATGAATATCAATTTAAATACACAATTTCAGGTCAAACCACAAGCGGAGTAAATCCCAACCCTGTTATTTCAGGTTCTTTTCATGGCTTTCCAACCCGTAACAAAGAACTTGGAATGCACTGGGCCGTTCGACGATTTGCGGGATCAATACGAACTGATTACTATATTGATCCAGTGAGTGCTAATCGTTTATATATTGAATCAATTACAGAAGACACTAATTATTGGTATGTAAAATTAGCGGGAACTTGGTCAGCTGGAAATCCATTGCCGTCTCCTTTTTATATTCCAGTTTCAGGAGAACCAAACGGTTTGAAGCCTGCAAACACGGAAATTTTTGAGGACCGGGTATTAACTGTCAGTGGTGAAATTATTACTCAAGATACTATTAATCCTTTAACGCAAAAAAAATATGGTTACGTTCAGGCTGTGGTAGTTAATATTGATCAGAATACAGGCGTTTTAATTTTTAAAAAAAGCGGATCAATTTATGCAACTCCAGACGGCGCTTTGATTTCTCCTTCTCCGGTAGCGTTTGAACCGGGACGCTTTCTTGTCACTGGTTCTCGTTATTGTTGTACATGTCAAGATTTTACGCACAGAGACTATGCATTTGCCGCAACAAATGGATCGAGCAATAAAAAACAATTTCCACGTAGTAGTGTAGCCTCAATTAAACCGGGGCGATACGAATTAACTACAACCGGAGGTCTTCCCGATAACAATATTATGAGCAGTGCAGTTGTTAATAAGACAGTTGAGGTTTTTGCTCCATCTGGTTATCTATTGGACTATACAGTTACCCAAGAGTCCAAGCTTGATAATCAAGCAACGCGTGATTATCCAGGGGTTTACAGAGAGTTTGGCTCAATTTATAAAAGAAGTAATACAAACATTAACTTGCCAGGTTCAAGCCCAGACGGCATGCCTGTATATGATGATTACTTTGCAACCAATATCCAAACGGATGCAAACTCTATTGAGCAAAAAGTTATTACAGAAATTTCTGATAACTGGACACCTCTCTTGGACGAGCTTCGTTATTGCAAACATATTTACGCACTTAAATTTAAAGACCGCGTATTTCCTCCTGAGCCATCTGATTTTCCAGTACAAATAGAAAGCATGGCGCAATGGGAACAACAACTGGTTGATGAAAGCATGAAAGACAAAACTGAATATTCAAATTTTGAAGAAACAAAAAAAGCACTTGCTTTGATGGACGTTCCTCCGTATAACTGTCAATCTCCGGCATTATTTCCAATGCTTCAAAAACTGTTCAACATTGCGACAGATCGGATTACAATTTCAAATTTCACAATGATTGACAAGAATGGCCAAGAGTATACGCCATAACTTTTGTTTATAATTACATACTGTATATTTATATAAAGCTTATCAAAGCTTGTAAAGACTTTAAAAAACTTGGTTTGCGCTCCTCGCCAAGGCTAAGGTTTTGGTATAGCAGGTCATTTAATTTAATGGAAAACACAACAACGCTCCCTACCGACCAGCAGATTGTTGATTGTTATTTTGCACTCCAACGGTCCAGGGGTTTTTCCAAAGCCTGCTGGGCGTATGGAATGCTGGCAACATATGGCATAAGCCTGGATGACTTATCTAGCTTTACTTGGAACCTGGATTTAAGTATTAAAATCTTTTCTCAAAAACAAAAAATATATCCATTACATCCTCAATGGATATATTTATTTCAGTTAAAAGAAAAGCAGCCCTCTAATATTGAGAGCTGCTTTCGTTGTATGCGGGAAAAATTAACTGAAGCAATTAGTACAAAGAAAACTACTTTGAATTTAACTGATCTTCAGTTTTCTTACCGACTCAGAAAGGCTTACTACCGGCGGCAACAAGCGGATCGGAAAAAGAAATGCCTTTCTTCCGAAGCTCTTTCCGTACATTGACGATGTTCCAGCGATAAGAGTCGCGGGAGAACGTGTCCTTAAAGGCTGCGAAATGAGGCCCAAGGCGCAGGGTGCCGTTGTCTCGCATCCTGAATAAAGACGTTTTGTCAATACCAAGGAGTTCGCATGTCTTGTTAGCCGTTAGCCAACCAGTGGTAGCCGCCATGAAAAAAGTAGGGCGTGTTCTGACCAAGGGTACCGATCAAATAGGCGCCGTCAAGAAATAGTTGCAAAAGTTCACCGACTCATTGAGTTGGGGATTTTAAAATTAGATAACAGCAATTGAAGAGATGTTTAGTAGCGCAAACGAACCGCTTGCACTGCTGATTGAATTAACTCCTAAGCTGGCCAAAAAACGTTATCGAGAATCTATTTATCAAGCCTGGAATCATTGTTGCGCGTACTGCACAGAGAGTGCCACAACATTAGACCATATTATTCCGCGTTTTAAATCAGGATCTAGCAATCGCAATAATTTAGTTCCTGCGTGTCGACGCTGCAATACGTCAAAAGCCAGTATTAAAATGGAAGACTGGTATCAAAAGCAATCTTTTTTTGAACAAAAAAGATTAGATGAACTTAAAAAATGGATGAGCCAAGAAGTTATTGATATAGTTAATTATCAGCAAAATATTTAATACAGATATGGCTTACACTTACGATCCAAAAAAGAAATCTTGGAGTGCCAAGGTACTTGAAAAGACAACTTACAATCCAAAGGCTTATAAAACGGAGTACAACGAAGAGCCAACATATTCGTACACGGTATCTGTACCCAGGACAACAACTAATTGGGTGATGACACCAGTTACTTACACCACACCAAACGGCCCTCAAACAATATATGAAAGCAGACCGGTAACAACAACAGAGTATGTGGCTGAAAACAGAATTGCAATAGATGAGAAGAAAGCCAAAGAAGCTAAAGAAGCTAATCGATTGGGACGCATTGGAAACGCAGCAAATAACGCTAGAAACAAAATTAACGGTCAAATTAATAGTCTTTATAACAAAATTGAATCAATTGTTTCTCAATTAAAAGCAAATAAATACACAACAAAAAATCCATATTTAACGGCAAAAGGAGAGATTGAAAAAATCGGAGCTAATTTAAAAAAGATCTTAGAAGAACAAAAAAATTTAATTAAAGCTGCAGGAGCGACTGACGCAGAGATTGCAAAAGAAATTTCTGATAATTTTCCGGATCAAATTATCAACAAATACGTTGATAAGGCTGGATATTTTAGAACATATTACGCCACCGAAAAAGTAACCCCTTGGGACACTGCTCTTGGGGCGGATACGCCAGGGGCGTTGCTAAAAGATAAAAACGGTAATTCCTTAGATAGTTTTGATGCTGATTACTACTTAAACAAAACGGCTTCTGGCAAAGCAGCAGACGCAGCTTATGATGCAGCAGTTAATAACGACAACCTGGATATCCTGGCGAGGTACGACAGGAACTCTTATGCCCTATGGAGCTACACGTACGTTGGCAAGCCTGCAGGAGAGCGCGGCAGCCCTGTAAGTGCTTCAGCAGAAGCAGCCGTAGAGAAAACGAAAGACTATAAAGAAGAAGTTCCAGGGAAAACGGACACTATTTATACAAACGTCAGAGATAAAGTTTTAGGTCTTGAAGAGGATGTTGAAAAGAATAAAGTTTCAGAAAATGCAAGAAACTATTATTTAAGAGACCTGGATTCAAAAATTGATAGTTTTGTAAAAGACAACTCCAGTATCAAAGAACAATGGGAGGCTGCCAAACGTCAGCTTCTTTACTCCCAACAATTTCCTAACGAACCAAAGGGAGGGTGGATTCAATTAACAGAAGCCTTAAAGCTTAATCCCAAAAAACTTTCCGATGCCACATACTTTGGAAAAGTACTTGCCTGGTCCCTGGTTAAACCGGATTACCTTTCGGATGCAGAGTATAAAACCATAACAGCGCAAAACAAAGAACTCATTAATACATTAAATCAATTCAAATCACAAGTTCAAAAAATCTCGGAGGATATTTCTGTTTACCAAACTGATGTTGAAAAAACCATCTTAGATGTAACAGGCGAGGAAGAAAAAGAACGAGTAAGCAAGTTTGGGGAAATGCGTAAAGAAGTTCTTCTTGAAGCCAAGAAGAAACTCATTGCAGCGCAAGAAAAAGAAAGCAGCCTTGCATTAATGAAAAACCTTTCAGGCCTAAATGAACTGGAAAATATACAAACAAATCTTCAGAATTCAATTCTTGGAGATTTTGATATTGGAGGCATGTATAGCCTCGGCGGCAAAAAAGAAACAGAAAATCCTTTTAAACAATTTTTAAAAGTTGACTTAGGAATTGATTCAGTTTTTGGCACTAAAAACGGATTGATCTACAATTGGGAAGACTGGTTTTATAAGGAAATTGAGAAAAAATATTCAGGCGGAATGGATATTCCAGATGATTATGTATCTCCAACTTATAGGACAAAAGCTCGTGGATACATAGATAAAGCAACACTTGATAAATGGAAAAAATATGATGATGCATATATCAAATTAAAAACAGATCCTAACAATACTGAGGCAAAAAACCTTTTAAAATCTTTACCAAAAGATTACGTCAAAGCTGAAGAAAGGCAAGAAGTTAAACAAAGCTGGTTAGATTTTGAAGCTGCGCGACTTGCGGCGGGATTTGTTGATAGTAAAACTGCTACAGCCTGGGAGGAGTATGACAAAGCCTATGACATTATCAATTCAAAAACCGTAAACAAAAATAGCGAAGAATACAAGGCGGCCGTCAAGGCCTACAACTCTCGTCCTTCTAATTATGTTGCGCCTAATAAAAGAGTCAGCTTTGAAATTCAATTAGCACAAAACTTCTTCACTGATTATTTAAAACCAAGGTTTGATGAATCAAAATCATTAAGCGAATTTCAAAGTTATCTTGACGTACAAAAAGGAGAAGAAAACATTTTCCAAACGGAAGATCGCATGACTGCATTAAAACGTGCAGCACAAACAACCATTACAACATGGTTCTCCAATCTCCAAAAGCTAGGAGCCAGTACTTTTAATTCGGACTTTTATAAAGATCCAATTGGATATTACAAAAAATACGGGGTGCGAGATAATAAGCAAATCATTTTGGACTCTACAAAATTTCAAAACTATGTTTCGGATAAATATACAAAACAAAAAAACAGTTACGACCAGGCCTGGACAGCAGCAAAAGCAAATAAGACATCTAAAGACTTTGAAGGCAAAGATATTAATTGGAACGCCTGGGCGTACTATTACAACTTAGACATCACAAAAGAATCTAACTTTGCCTACTTACATTATTTAGTACTTGGACGCAATGCTCCAAAGCTTGATGCGAATGGAAATATCATGAAAGACGCAAATGGAAACGTAATTAAAGATTCTTACGATCCGGCGCCAGATGTTTTTGGTACAGAAATAAACAAGATATTTCTTCAACAAGTATTGACTCCATTTTTAAAGAAGAAAATGGATCAGATTGGATCTGTTTTTGGCGAGTTTGTAAGGCCGGAAGAATTTGTCGATTCGTTTTTTGACAACCTTGATCTGAGTAAAAATAAAGAGGAACTGTCAAAGCTGTTTGATTTATACGGATTAAAAGAAACCGCTGATTTAACTGAGCTTAAAGAGTTAATGATTGAAGGCTTAAGTGGATCCGAAGGGCAAGATATTAGGGATAAGATTGATCAGGTTCTTCAAGAAAACGGAAAACCAACGCAGACGCAAATGGGGGTTGAGTACATTCAGCGGGACAAAGAAACGGGAAGTGGAAAGGCGGCTAAAGATACTGCGGCTGGTCTTTACGGCATCTTTAAAAATGCAGGTTACCAAGGAACCGAAGATGAGTTCTATCAAGAATTTATGCCAGACGCTACCACGGAAGATATTGAACTGTATTCCATGGTCACCAACCCCGAAAAAATGAAAGATATATACAAAGTCGATCTTTCTCAAGGACCCGAAAAAGTCCTGGGACAAGTTTACAGTTTGATGGGAGAAGAACAAGAAGACATTTACTCAATGGATGCAGAAGAAGAAATTGGTACTATCCTGTCAAAGATGAAAGAGAAAGCGCGACCCTCTACAGCTTCTTTGAAAAAAGAATCAAAGATTGATTTTGGTTCTTTATTTAAATTAGAACTTCCCGAAGAAAGAGAAGAAACGTTCTCAAGTAAAATAAAAACAGGTTCCGACTTTTTAAACGAATACAAAAAGGCTGGTTCTAGTCAGTTCTCTAATGCTTTTGCGTAATCATGTCAGATAAACATAGAAAAGCTGCCGGGGCGGCGAAGAGATATCAAAAAGATAAAATGCAATGCAACAAGCCTCAGCGAACTCCAAGTCATCCAACCAAAAGCCATGTTGTAAAAGCCTGCGCCAATGGTGAAGAAAAAATTATTCGTTTTGGTCAGCAGGGTGTTCAAGGCGCAGGTAAGAATCCGACAAGCGAAAAAGATAAAGCCCGACGCAAATCTTATTACGCCAGACACAATGCGCAAGATTCCAGTCCCTCAAAACTTTCCGCCAGGTACTGGTCAAATAAGGTAAAGTGGTAGCGCCAAACTTTCTTTCCCATGGCACGACCCAAATCCAGCTCAACCATCAAAATTGAGTCTCATCCTAAAAAAACACGTCAAGGACAAGGACTGCATTCAAAGCCTAACCATGGGCGTAAAAAAACACGCGGACAAGGTAAATAAATTGTGTATGATTGGAGGTAATACTTGTTACTTTCATGTCGGATTTTGCATCTGCAATTACTTTAATTTGCAAGTACGAAGGCTTTAATGAAAAAGCCTATCCAGATCCGACGACAGGTGCTGAACCCTATACCATTGGGTTTGGCACCCAATTTTATCCAGATGGCTCTCCTGTCAAAAAAGGACAATGTTGTAGTAAAACAAAAGCTTTGGAATACTTATTCCACGAAACGCAAGTCATTGATACTCAACTGACAAAATTAAATCTGGGGCTGGATGATTACATGCGCCAAGCCTTGATTTCTTTTATTCATTCAATTGGGTGGGAAGCTTTTCTTTACAGTTCAATCGTTGATGACATTGAACGAGAAGACCTCAAAAACGCCACCCTGGAAATTGGCAATTGGATTTTTGACGAGCACCATCAAGTTGTTGGTGGCTTACTGGATCGGCGCCGAGAAGAGATCAGTTTGTTCCTGTCGGAAGTAGAAGTCAATCCCTGGGCCTCCACTGAAATTCTTTTGAGTGCATTCCGCAACTATACCGCAGCTCCTCATGAGGTAAGAGCAATTCGCACCTTGGAAGAAAAGCTGAACCCATACCTTTTAACTGAGTTTGCAAATAATTTTTGCATCAACGAAAGCTCTTGGATTTACGCTGATACAGATGAATTTGATTTCATCTATAACGCTTAGGCTTAGAATAAAAGCATTAGCCGCAGAAAACCATGGAGCGTTCAGTCCAGCCAAAAGAGTTTGAACTCCCCTTGGAATTACAATTTTCAATGCGCAAGGCTGAGCTTGTCGCCAAGGAAATGACTTGGGATCAGCTTTATAATACGCTGTTAATGCTGTACCAACAAAGAATTCTGGAATGGCAAGCTGTCAAAGATTTAATGGCAAATGAAAATATTGACATAGACTTTGGTTTTCCAACCGATTTAGAACTGGAAGAACTTGCGGCAGCTTGTGGGTTTGACTATGAAGATGATGAAGACGAGGACAATCTTCAACCGTTTTGAGCTTTATCTAATTCGATAAGACGCTCTAGATACCAGTTAGCTTTTTCAAGGGATTCAATACCGCCTTTATGGCGTTCACGCCACAGATACTTTGCAATACATCCCTTTAAGTAACCACGAAACTCTTCGAGGGTTTGCTGTGCTTCAATTGCTTCAATGCATTCGATGCTTCCGCCAGCCGTGTAGTGTGGCGGATGATTGACAACGTCAATTTCTTTTTTTTGAGTTTGATCAGAAATAAGCCAGGGGACAGTACATACTCCCCCTGGGCAATCTTGAATTATTTCAGAGTCTTCAAGCGCTTCGCTTGAATCTACCGGAGTAAACCACGGCGCTTTTGTGACATCTCGATCTCCTCCCGTGGCAATTGGTTCCCCAAGCTGATCACCAGTTTTTGGGGACGGGGCAGCGTCGATGGGTACTTCTCCAGGGCATCCTCCATCGAGGGAATATACCCAGTCATTCCGGAACGTGGACCCTCTATCTCCAAACTTTGCCGAGGACGATCTTTCTGACATGCCACTAAGCCTCTGTTGTATTGATCATACAACGGAACGTCATTCTCTTCGTTGTCTAGGGGCTGACCAAACGTTTCAATCCCAAGACAACGGCATAAAACTTCATCCTGAACAAATCGATCTAAAAAATGATCTGAATCAGAAATCATATTCATATGCATAGCCTACTGTATTGCCTCGCTTACAATGTTAACATGGCAAGATTTTATACAGGACCACAGCCGTTTCAAGACACTCCTGTAAGGGATGTGTATGACCCCTATGTGGACAGTGGTTCCTCAGGGGGAGAAGTAACAGACTTAACGCCAGAACGTAGTTACGATACGGATATTCGGCGCCTGGATAACGACGAGCAGGCAATTGCAAATCGTGCTGATACAAGGAACACCGAGATGCAACAACGCATCTCCAAGTTCACAAAAGCAGCCAAAAGTGCTGCAGCTTATAAACAAAGGCGTTCTATTGATGAGCCCACAATTGACGGGAAAACTCCAGAGCGCCCGGTAAACATCAACCCAGTTTCCCCTGGACCCTTTCCTGCGTACACTGCAATTGAAACCCCAAGTAAGGGTGACAAGCAGGGTCCAGTTGGATCAGTTAATTATGCAAGAAAACCATCGATTAGTTTTGGCCGAGGATTTGGCTAAAAATCTTGGTTTTGCATGGAATAGTATTCAAGGTCCAAGGCATCTTGTAATTGGTCAAAAGTGTAAGACAACATGTTCAAAAGCCACTGAACATTATCTGACCTAAAAGCCCCCAGGCGCCTGGAGATCTCTTCGTTTTCCTGATGGATCACAGATCGATTCAGGATTTCGAGGATGTCCATGCGTTCTTCAAGATCTTGTTCTGTAGTCATCATGCCCTCGAATACACGACTTCTTGTTCTTGATTTTGATACTTACCGGCTCGATCCTGATAGGTCACCTTGCACGGGTTGCCGCGCAAAAAGAGAAGCTGAATAATTCCTTCATTGACATAAATGCGATTAAAGAGGCCTGTCGCATTACTGATCTCCAAGGTTAAATAGCCTTCCCAGCCAGCTTCCGCAGGTGTGATATTTGCAATGATGCCAGACCTGGCGTAGGTGCTCTTCCCGAGCGCAATAACAGTTACGTCATTTGGAAGTTTCAGACGTTCTTCTGCCACCGCCAAACAATAGCCATATGGTGGCAAAAGAAAATACTGACCCTTTTCATCTTCAAGCAACTCAGAAGCATGAAGGATCTGAGGGTTAAAATCCTTTGGATCTGAGTCGCCAGACTGGACGCGACCAAAAATCAGACATTGCTTGGGAGACAACCGGATGTCGTATCCGTAAGAGCTCAGGCCGTAGCTGAGAACTTTTTTACCGTTCTCTTCTCTGACCAGATGATCCGTAAAGGGCGCAATCATCCCCTGGGACTCTGCCAGCTCTTTAATTTCTTGATCGCAAAGGATGCTCATGGAGTGCGTTAAATCCTTTTCAGTATAAAGGGTTTAACAAAGAACTCGCCCCTTAGGGGAGTAAATATCAATAAATTTTTCAATTGCGTTTTCGGTGTTTTGAGAAGGCGGCAGGTATACCAACAAAGAAGTGCATGTCTTATGTGAGCTGATGCCTTCGCTTGTATTGCGCAGTAATGTGGGCGCTGTTTTCAAAATACAAACAGGCAAATCAAAAATCTTTTGTTCATACCGGATCATGTCCGGGCAGTTGGAAAAATATAACCCTTGCTTTACGTCGCGTTTGTACCAGGATTTATACAGTTTCCTAAACCAAACGGCATGAGAAGAAACCAAGGAAGGAGAAGAAGCCCTGGTCATTTTCCACCGCTCATTTTTTTTATCAAAGAAATAAGCGCCATTTGGCGGAAACAAATAAACCCTCCCGTACCAATCTTGGACGTTTAAACCATCATCCATTGGAGTAAAGTATTTTTCCGCCTGCACATATTCATTTGCTACCTTAGAGCTGGCCACATCCAGTTCAATGCCGCCCAAAAGAGCATGTGCAGACGCAATCAAATCGTAATTGGTAATTAACTCTTGGTCTTCTTTTCTTTTTCTAATATCATGTATTGGCATCAGCTTTCGGCGGCCTTATTGTAATCAATTTCCAAATAACGGATGCCGTCTTTATCATTGATAATGTATCCAGCTTTTTCTGCGGGATCAATTTTTTGAGCAGCACTTAAAATGCGACGGAACGTTTCAGCAAGGTCGCCATTATTATCGCGTTCGCATTGCTCTTGCGCTGCATTTAATTCTTTTAACGTTAAGAAAAACATGGTCCGGTCGCTATCAGGCTGCATGCACATGACACCTGGACCTTCTGATTCCCAAAACTTGCAGTAATGTTGCCCCATGTCACCAAGAATCAACTTGATGGTGGCATCAAGCATCCTGGTTTTAGTCGTATCTAGATCCCCCTGGAGCGCAGAGGCAATTAATTTTTCACGCCTGTTCATTTTTTAAGAGTCCTTGACGAATCAGTATTTGTTTCATCTTAGGAAGTGGCTTGTAGATTACGACAAGTTTTCCTAGATTGCCTCGTTTTTTGATGAGTTTTTGATTCTCGTCTTTTAGCTTGTCAAATTCTCCTGCCCGAATTAAGTACTCGGCTACGCAACGCAAACGTCGCTTGAGAGACAAGTCAGCCTCTGGAAATTTACCACAGATTGTATCTGGTTTCAGATCTGCAAATGCAAGTCTTAACCTATTCGCCAAAGTCATGTTTGAATTAGCGTCTTCCTCTTCATACGTTTTTATATTTTCTAAATACCGCCGCAGACAAGGCGTGTCAAAAGAGCCGTCCGGGGGAAGAAACATTTTTACCTGTGCTGCTAACGAGGTCGAAAGCAGCTCTTCATAGTTCTCAACTGTGACTTGAGAAATGTCAATTGCGTAAAACCTATAAGCCATTCTTACAATTTCCCTTCAGTAGTCGTTACATATAATCTGGTTTTATATGTATCGTCATCCTCGATTGGACGATTTTTGGCAAAAGATTGAACAATATAATTCCAAGGAATGCGAATCACAGCTTTTTTGTTTCCATCGGGATTGATATTGACGTAATGAATCCCCTCGGTCCAACCTTTCTCCTTGTTTTTTCGGCCCATGGCAATCCAATTTCTGATCGTCTGATCTGAAACCTGGAGCCTACGGGCAGCCTCCTCTGTGGAAATGTATTCGTCAGAGAAAGACAGGGGATTCAGCAGGTCGGTCTCTCCTGATTGATAGCGGCTGTGCCACATGGCGGACAAGATATTTTTAATGCCTTTGAGCTCCCAGGCAATATCTTCAAGTCCTTTTCGCAATCCGTGATTCATGGCAACACTTTACTTGATTAGATGCTAGTCTTTTTTTAATTGTTTTGCTTAATTGTGGAAGAACAAATTTCGACGGGAGCCCCTTCGCAGGCCGGAGTCCCTGGTTCCAGTATCCCTCCCACCCAGGTGATGGCACAGCCTTCCGTCCCACCGGCATTTACCGATGTCGAGGCCATGAAGCAACGGGCTCGTGAACTTGCAATTGCTCAGTACATGGCTCAGCAAAAACCCCAGGAATCCGCTCCAGTTCCCGAGTTCAGCCCTCAAGTACCGACTCAGATTGTTTATGTAAAAAGAAATTTGACCGTAGCTGAGTTGATTTTATTTTTTGTGCTTTCGGTCGGAATTTGGACAGGCGTCCAGTTCACCTGGAATTTTGCCGTCAATTCTCTTCCTAAAATTGAAGTAAATATTAGAAAATAAGAAAGCTATAATCAAGTATAGGCATTGAAACCGTAAGTGGCAAATAGACGAATTACAGAGCTGCCCTCAATTTTGGGAGCAGATTTATCAGAGCAGGATCTTCTGACTTTGGTAAAAGTCTTTGAGGTTGATCCGACTTTAAAAAATAAGAAGATTACTTTAGAAGAATTTAATAATTATTTAGAAACCAA